TTGGACCTAAGTGATGATGAGATCTTTGCAAAGGTAGAAGCTTGGAGAAATAAGGCAGCATGAGTATTCCAGAATTAACTACGATCATAGCAGATGCCTACGGTGTGAAAGAGGGTGATGTTAAAGGCCGAAATCGCAGGCAGCCTGTAGCGATAGCAAGACAAGTGATCTATTACTATGCCTATTTGCTCGGTGACACTTACGAGTCAATTGCCGAGAAATTTGGCCGCACACATGGTGCTATATTTCATGGTGTAGAAAAGATCACAGGCTGGAGATATGATGACTGGCAGACCAAGGAGATCTTAGACGGTATCGAAGAAGCTCATCCCTTACTGAAAGGAGGGCAGCATGAGCGTTAGTAGAATTGTTGGTCACAATATCTTTGGATTTGATTTGAGCTACATGACCCATGCAACCACTTATTTGGGTGCCCAAGGTCATACATTTTTGCAGCCAGCCAAAGGTAGGTATTGGCCAGAGATCTTTTATGATACAATGGCATGGCACCAAGCTGGAAGGATGGGTGCAAAATATGTAAGTCTGAATAGATTAGCTAAAGCATTTGGTTTAGAGGGAAAAGAGGAGAACGGAAAGAATTTTTATCTCTGGGAAAGATCCAAGCAGGAAGAATATTTGGAGAATGATATTGTCTTAGCGAATGCAGTTTTTGAGCGAATCAATGAGAGTTGGAATGTTTGCGATAACTGGATGGTTTTCGATATCGAAACAGCACCAAAGACATTGGAAGAATTGCAAGACATTATTCCACCGTTTGACAGGGATAATGTTGCCGTACCTAAGACTTATAAGAAGCAGGAAGCTATTGATGCTTACATTGACAAGGCAGAAGACTCCTATTGGCCAGACATCCTAGATAAGGCTGCTCTGGATGCCATTACGAGCGTTCCTGTAGCAATTGGATACCGTCACATGGATGGTTCCATCGAACTAGATTTCGGAGACCCTGTATCACTATGTAACAGGTTCTGGGAAAACTGTGCAAAGGTCTGGCACAATGAGGTGACAGAACGAAACAAAGTCTAATTAACAAAACTAATATGAATGCAACAATTAAGGGTATTTATACCACATCACAGGAGGGACAAGAATTTGTCACAAAGTCTGGGAATCTTTATGTTAAGATTCTCTATGCACTGGAGAATGGTGAGTCATTATATGATTCTGTTTTCCTCACCCCAAGGGCACATTGGAGAGTAGAAGATATCTTCAAAGCTGCTGGGCTGGAGGCACCGTCTGCGGATGCAATTAACACATCCCATTTTGATTCACTGATTGGCGAAGAAGTGAAGATCAATGTAGGGAAAAATCAGCAAGGATATGATACCATCAAACGGTTCTATCCAAAAGCGTCACGGGATACGGTTGCGGCTGCGGTGGATGCAGTTCCAGATGAAATTTCTGAACAAACTGCTGACTCAGACTTGGACGAAGATGTCCCATTCTGATCAATGAGCGAGGGAGAAAAAACATCTTCCATTCGCTTACCTGCGGAACAGGAGGAGTTCGTCAAATTGATGAATGAAAAGTACGGGTTCACTCGTAATAATCTCATCAAAATGGCACTCCTCCAGTTCCAAAAGGAGTACTGCCCACTTTTGCGAAATGATATCATTCCGCCTAGCGAAATGGCATCAAATCGCGACAAGGGTAATATCGCGAAATGCAATCATTCTGCTAGGCGAAATGATAGCAAACCATCCACTCCCTCGCGCGCGCCTTTACTCATGTCTACATATGTAGATATATATAAAGTAAATAATAATAATAGTATTATATTTTTGTCTGAGAAAACTCAGCAGGCATGGCAGGAGTGGAAGAAATATCGAGGGATCAAGAAGGCCCAAGAGAAGTTCCAAAAGAGATATATTGACAAGGTGCTGGAGCATGAAACGGAAGCCCAGTTAGTCGAGCGATGGGAGAGAAGTATTTCCAGTGGATGGAAAGGTTTCGTTTTTGAAAACGACTTTAAAGAAGAACAAACAAACACAACTTACTCGGAGGATGATTTATGACATTACAAAAGATTGGCGATGTGGTCCCAATAGCAAATGTCCCAGATGTGGATTACGATGATATTGTCGTACCATGCAGGGAGTGCGAAATTGATGTTCCCTACAAGAGCAGTGTATTGGCTGCTTTCGGAAACAATAAAAGGATAGTGGTATGTGATGATTGCTGCGATGCAGCATCCGCAGAACAAGCAGAGATCCCAAAGCTTCCAATGATTGAGAATTTTATCTCTAAGATTTATTTGGAGACAGATTTCAATCTTCTACCAAAACAGGCACAAAATATCTGGCGGTATGGATACACCTATGAACGGGAAGATCCAAAGACTAAAAAGAAGGTAAAGTTTGAGTCTAAGAAATTACAGGACTGGCAGTCAGTGAATGGAAGAGGTGTTTACATTCTTGGATCAAGCAGAACAGGTAAGACAAGAACACTCTCATTGGTCCTCAAGCATGTGTACAAATGTAATATTCCATTCAAATTATTTGAGGCTGGCCAATTTCATTCAGAATTAGTCGATGCTAAAAAAGGGTATAACTTTTCAGACTGGAGAGATCAGCAAATCAATATTCCAGTATTGGCCATAGATGATCTATTTGCTGAGAAGCTGACCGAAACCATACAGTCTGGACTATTTGAGATCGTAGAGGGTCGTATGGCCCGTAAAAAGCCAATTCTGATCACCACTCAAGTGAAGAGATCCATGGCGGTACAACAGTTTAGAGATCCACAAAGAGGAGAGGCACTCCTTAATCGATTACGGGAATCATGTGATCTCTATGTAACGAATCAAGAGGTCACTCAAGATGAAATAAAGGAGGATGAAAAATGAAGTGGAAAGATCTACACGGTGATTGGGGATTCATCTTATTGATGATTTTAATCGTACTAGTCTGGGGATATGCAGTGAGTAGCTGTTCAACCGTAGACAAATGTGGTCAACCCCATTGCGTAGAATCAAATCATGGACCTTGCCCATGGCACCCAAACAGTCATGGCAGGTAGATCAAAGATAACCGAAAGGAAAATCAAAAACCTTGAACTTGGTGCCATTAACAAGATCATCAATGATAAGGTAGATATCGTTCTCGATAAGAAGCATCCACTTGCACTCATGGAATCAGATGTAGAAGCAAGAGATGCTCTAATGGATCTTTCCCTAGAAGATTTCAAGAAGCACTGTGAATCAAATTTGAGGCTCCTAAGTAGTAAATCATTACAACGAATGATCAATGAATTGGATAAGGTGCCAACCCATCGATTGCCAGCACTCTATCAAATTATCAATGATGCACTCACTAGGCTTCAAGGTGAACCAACCCAACGCATCGAAGTAACCAAGCATCAATTAAATCAAGATAATTGGGATGAGTTTATTAAAACATTACCCAAAAAAGCGGAGGTCATCGAAGATGAAAAAAAGGGAAGTAAATCCATTCCAAGCACTTGAGTTCTGGGAAGAGATAATACCAAAGTTTACAAGAAAGGATTATGAACAGTTTGCCAGAGCATATGATGAGTTTTGGCAGAGAGGACAAATAAGATATGAAAAAGGCAGGAAAGTCAGAACCAGCATTAAGCGATACAGACCAAACAATGGATATAGCTGCGACATTTGATGAAGCATTACAAGCACTGGACATTCTCATTGCCCAGCAAGGTAATCCACGCATCAGAGATCTACATAAGCATACCATTAGGGATTATTTGATGAAGCAGGAGGAAATGCTTGATATGTATCGAAATGCAGCCAAAAAGCCTCTCACGGGCCTGTATGAGCCTATAAACGGCAATTTTACAAGACTGGAGCATATCCGATTACTTGCAGTCAAGATTGAGGGGATGTCTGAAGAGATTAGAAGGTTGGAAGCTGAGGTAAGTAATAGAGGATGAAAATCGGTTGCAGGTATCCCCAGCGGCCAGTGCCTCGCGCGCGTGTAGGCCTTGGATTGATCGATAAACCTTGCCAAACCTTGCTATTAACCTTGCCAAACCTTGCTGTTACCAGCGGAAGCCCAGTGTTTATGCAGGTGTGCAGAGGATTCTTTGTCCCCTGCCTGCCTCAAATGGACCGTGGGGGGGGTCGGGGGGGAGGAGATCCATATATATTAGACCGATTGGCATAGAGAAAAATTTTAATTTCAAAAAACTTATGAAAATAACGATAGAACTACTAGACCAAGATGTCTCATGGGAACATAGCATGGCAGATGACTTACCGAGTGCAATAAGTGGATTTAAGGGTCTACTTGTAGGATTAGGATTCAATCCTGTTTGCGTAGATAAATGTTTTTCGGAGGACACAGAGAAATGGGGCATTGAACTAAAGGATAAAGATGAATAACGCAGAGAAAGGGTATGAGTCGGAGAAATCCTTTTGTAAGGAATTATTATTTCGATTTGGAGTGCAGCCAATTAAATCGACTAAGGAGGAGGACATGTTTGGACATTGGGACTGGAAGGTTCAGGATTTCAAGTATGATGTTAAGAGTAAAGCAAGTGTGAACAGGGGAGAAAACGCACAAGATAAATACATATGGATTGAGTTTGTAAATGTACGGGGTCGGAAAGGATGGTTATTTGGAGATGCGGATTTTTTAGCATTTGATCGCGGATGGTTTTGGACAATTGTAAACAAGCAAAGATTGATAGAAGCATTATCCGAAAAAGTTGATTGGAGTGAAGTGCTTGAATACGGGGATGAGAAAAAGCCTTACAAGATGTATCAACGGAAAAACAGGCAGGATGGAGTAATGTTAGTGCCTTGGTTGTACATTATGAAAACTGAGCCAGAAACATGGTGGAAGAAAAAACAATGAAGACAGAAAAAGAATTAGCGAATGAATTGGGTATTGATCGTAAAATGCTGGCTGGGTGGAGAAAGGACGGTATTGTTGCGACTAGTAGCTGGGTAAAGGTGAGTAATCAGATTACCTATCATGAGGAAGGTGAGCATGAGGTGAGAAACATTGTACAGAGGGAACTTTGTGCGGATGAATTATCTGATCCGCTACCAGAACCAGACGGGCCGCAGGAGATGGAGATTACCAAGATCCCATTAAATCCAAAACTGGTCATGTGTGGAGATGTACGGGTACGGGTTAGGGAGAATAAGAATTTTTTAATTGGGATGAAACTTAATGCTAGGCCGCCTGCCACTGGTGAGCAGGTTTGGGTGATGGTAGGTAGATGTCCCAGATGGAGAGGAAAATACTAATGAGTAGAGAAAGTGAAAACATTGTTTCCCAGTGGGAAGAACAGAAACGCATGGGAAAAGAGAAAACTTCATTGGAGCAAATTTTGATCAAAATGATAAAGGCTCCTGCACCTAAGAAAAAGGCACCTAAGAAAAAGAAATGATCCAGCCTACACCGCATCCATACTTTCGGCTACCTACGCAAAAAGAAGCTTTGGCAATGGGGCCAGAGGGATTGAGTGAAGTGCTGGAGAAAAGAGAAGAGGTAATCCAGCAATCAATTAAAGACCCTTTTCATCATGGTATTGAGCCAGATCACTGGAAAATGGCAGATGAAGAGTTTTCTAAATGTGATGAACTTCTTATTTTGGGAGGGAATCGTAGTGGAAAGAGCGAATATGCGAGTAAAAGAGTAGTAAAGTGCATAAATGATATTCCAGAAGCGAATGTGTTGTGTATGCATACTACCGCCAGCACTTCGATTGAGCAGCAGCAGCAATATATCTGGAAATATATCCCCAGCGAATGGAAGGCGGCTAAAAAGGGCAAGGTTACAAACATGACTTTTTCTAAGAAGGGCGGCTTTACTGAAAGTTGTTGTGTGGCCCCTAACGGTAGCCGCATCTTTTTCCGTAATTATTCGCAGAACTTAGATTCTGGTATCTTGGAAGGTTCAGAATGGGACATGGTGTGGATGGATGAGCTTTGTGGTTTGGACCATGTGCAGGCTTTGCGTTTTCGATTGGTTACCCGTGCAAGAAAACCAGCACCAAATTACCCAGAAGGATATCCTTGGCGAGGAATGTTGATTACATTTACACCCGTTACTGGATATAGTCCTACTGTCAGAGAATATTTACAGGGTGCAACGATGGAAAAATGGGATTGGGCCGATGAAGATCTTCTGGAGAAGGAAAGGGTGCCGATTATTGAGCAGCCGATCAAAGAAAACGCAAAAATCATCTATTTTTGGTCCCAGTGGAATAAATTTAATGATTACAACCAGTTAAAGCGAACATTACGGTCAGATCCTAAGACAAAAATCTTGATGCGAGCGTATGGGCGGCCAACCAAGGTCCAGTCTGGCCAATTCCCTCGTTTTTCGGAGGCCCATTTGGTTACTGACGAACAAATCCCAGAAGAGGGGACTAATTACATGATTTGCGATCCATCTCACGGTAAAAACTGGGTTATGATCTGGGTACGGGTTGCCAAGGATGGAAAATGCTATGTTTATCGAGAGTGGCCGAGCCAAGTGGAACCAGTGAAAGGTTTTGGATTTCTTGGAGAGTGGGCCGTAAGCGGAAAGAAGGTAGACGGTGACAAAGGACCAGCACAGGAACCATTAGGCTTTTCCTTGAATAGGTACAAGGAATTGATCGAAGATGCTGAGAAGGATGAAGAAATTTTTCTGCGGATCATGGATAGTCGATTTGGATCTGCACCTACTCCTACAAAATCTGGAATGACTACTTTGATTGATCAAATGAGCGATATTGGCCTGCATTTTGAGCCAAGTATTGGTGTAAGGATCGAAGAAGGTGTTACTATGATCAATGATCTACTTGACTGGGATGATGAAGAGGAAATATCGGCCATCAATTGCCCCAGATTATATGTTCATAAGGACTGCAAGAACCTTAGATTTGCATTGGCAACATGGACGGGTAAGGACGGGCGGCATGGTGCCTGCAAAGATTTCCCAGATACACTTCGGTATTTCTGCCTATCTGGACCAACCTATTTAGACCCAAATGATGCGATTATAAGCCAAGGTGGGGCTTATTGAGTTTTATGACATAGGAAAATTATTAATTATCTTGCTTTATGTCTCCCAATAAGTAAATTAGTAAACATGAACAATAAATTCCTACACCAAGACGATATTGATGAAGTAGCCAGCCAAGTGCTGACTCATTTCGAATTCAATCTAACTTCACGATCAAGGATTCACGAAATAGCAGATGTGGCTCAAGAAATCTTAATTGAGAATCACCTGCCAGATCGCAGATCACTTGCAATCGTTATCGCTAAACAAGCAAAGGCCCGTTTTGTAGGCCAAATCGAATCCACCAAAAATCAAATACTATGAGTTTTGACAAAGATAATTGGGCCGTACCAACTGGCCTTTCACGCAAGGCCCGTAAGCTGGCCTTGGCTTTAGCTAAGTTGGCTAAAGAACGCAACTGGAACGCTGGCCAGAAAGTTTTCTGGTCCCCAAAGCAATGGAGAGATAAGGGTGAATCCTATGGCCGAAATTCGGCATTGGTTATTCTCCATGAGGGTGGAGATCATGCACCTTTCTTTTCACTAGATCACTCTTACTATGATGGATCTTACAAACAATATGACGAGCAGGTCAGACTTCTTAGCGAATACGGCTTCTGGCTTGAAGGTCTTTACACATGGAGCAGTGCGGTATATGAACATTGATAAAATTAATGCAAACATCCTTTGGAACTGGAAGGGTGATAAAGAATACCAAGAGACCAAGCAGGCCATTATAGATGACCGTAAGCGGCTACAAAAGTTTGCTAACCGTGTAGCCAGCCGCAAAAAGGCCAGCCTCAAGGAACTGGAAGCATGTAAATTATTTCTTAATACCCTTATCGAGAATGAGAAATACTTTCAGCAAATTAAAGAGATCCGAGGCAAAGCAAAGCTTGTGTCATAAATCTATTTATCACTTGCTTATTGTCTCCCAATAAATAAGATAAAAACTATGAATACTGATTCTATTTCTCACAATTCACTTGAATGCCCCTATCAGTGGGAGTCTGGATATCCAGAAGGTGTTTCCATCGCATGTGGCGGCACTGAGCGGCCCCAGAAAATTGCAGGCAAGTGGTACATCTATGTTTGGATCTCCACCTTACAATTCCACCAATATTACTGCTTCAATGATGATTTGTTCTACTCGGACAAATACTTTGAAGAAAACATCCGCAACCTATGACCATATACGATCACCTCATATTACTCGGTCCTGCAATAGCAGTGACCATCTTTTTATTCACCATAGCAAAGGGCATTTTTAATGATTGATAAACTACAACTTTTCGTATCGGCATTCAAGTATGCTGCCAGTGCTGACACTGCTTACGGGGATTACGATCCAGATAAGCACGGTCCACTCCATAATCATTGCGGCTGCGTAGCATATGCAGTTCAGCAATTACTGGGCGGCACTATCAAGACAGGCAAGGTCAGTGGTGTTAAGCATTACTGGAACGAGATTGGCCTAGTCGAGGTAGATCTTTCGGCCAGTCAATTCGGCCAGACCGATATAGTATTCTTTCCGCAAGCAGAACGGGCCAGACAGGCACCTGCTCGCAAAACCACAAACCCAAGGTTCCAGCTTTTCTGGGACCGTGTACAAATCGCACTACACCAATGAAAATAGTTAAAGCACATAAAAATCGTTCCGCTCATTCTGAAGCATTCGGAATCTGGAGTGGTAAAACATTAGCAGAGATCCCAGTCGGCAAGCATGATTACCAAATCTCATTTGGCGGCTTGCAGGACAAGATAGACCACATTAAAGTAGGGAATGGTTCATATGAAGCATTTCTATGGTTTGATAATGTTCAAGAAGCAGGCGAGTTTGGTCAAAAACTTGTTGATGTAGCATTAGAGGCAGCAAAGCGTGAACAAACTAAATCATAAAATCTTAGAACGGGTATGCCAGATTCTGGCAGTGCCTATCTTGGTTGGTCAAAAAGATGAGTTTGTTATGAAGATTTGCAAAGACATTGCTAACGGAAATGTAGTTCTGATAGATAGCAAAAATCATAGCATTTGCTCATTGCATCCCAGTAAGCAAGAGCTATAGTTATGGGATATGACCGAGGAAACCGAAGACAAACCCAAGCTGGGATGGGGTGGGCCAAGACCAAATCAAACAGGCCGCCCTCCATTGCCAGACGAACTAAAGCGAGTGCCATTGCGTACTCGTGTTTTACCAGAAACGATTGATTATCTATCCAAAGATGAACAAGGCATGGGCAAGGCCATCGACAAACTTGTCCGACTACGCAAGCGAAAAAAATGAGTTGACGGGTTAACCGTCTGACACTATTTCCTGCAATGGCAGGAAAATATGAACCTAAAACGGCCTTATTGAGGCGAAGAGAGGTCATGGATTGGTTGGGACTTGCGGACCATGAAATGACTAACCTCATTAAGGATGGTGTAATTAAGCCCAAGTACTTTCGTGAAGGTGCAAGGGCTTTTTTCGTTAAACGAGAGATTGAGAAAACCATGTTGGAACCAGCGGAGGTGCCAGCATGAGATATCAATATGATTCTGAAAAGAATAAGGCCCAGAATGAGCCAGATGTTGCCCAGCTACAATCTGAGCTTACCGACATCTTAGAGGATGCTGGCCGAAATCTTCGCAGGCGAGATGACTTTGATGATGTCCGTTATGCTCGTTGGTCAGGTCAATCAGATGATGGCCGAAAGCATGAAGATGAAATAGGTGCCAGACCTACACCTTGGGAAGGTGCCAGCGATATTCATATGCGGTTGGCCGACAGGTTAATAAATGAGCATGTGCATATGGCACTGGAAAGCTTTTTCAGATCAAATATGTCAGTCTCTGGAGTAGAGACAAGTGATCAGAAAAAGGCAGCCTACTGGAGAGATTGCTTGGCTTATTTCTTAGAGCAAAGGATGCTGCCAGAACTTCGCAGGGAAGTAGAGATCCTTGCACAGGAAATGTTTTCTGGATCTCCTGCAATTGGGATCTTGGGTGTTTATTGGCAGCAGGAAACCATCATGCGGATGAAAAGTTTCAATGTACAGGATGTTGTACAAATGGTTTCCGAGCAAGGTGGGGATGAAGAGGCAGCCCAGCAAATTCTAACAATTCTGCAAGATCCAGATATGGAGCAGGATGCTATGGGTTTGCTTATGCAGCACTTTGCTGGGGTTAAGGAAGAAGTCTTATCTAAGGCACTAGTAGATTTTAGGGCAACTGGATCGATGGAAGTGCCTACACCAACTATTCATGAAAATCGTCCGAGGTTTGTGGCCCATCGTCTTTATGAAGATGTATTTGTGGATGCAAACTGCACAGAGTTAGACCGAGCTAGAGTGATTATGCGTAGGGAGTGGCTAAGTGAAACTGAGCTACGGGACAAGATTTTGTCGGAAGGATTCGATGAAGAATTTGTTGAGCAGGTTCTTGAAAAATCAGAAGGTCAGTCTGGGGTCGCAGAATACGATTACCGCAATCCAATCCAGCTTGGAGTCCATACAATGGGCAAGGGTGTAGAAGGTGACTTCAATGACCTTTATGAAATCTTTTATGCTTACCATAGGGTCTATGATGAAGATACAAATGTTCCTGCCATCTACTGCACTGCATTTTCGTCACATGTTCCAGATCTCTATGGTAAGCATGAAATTTTAAAATATGGCCATAATCAAATGCCGTTTGTCCTGTTTACACGGGAGCGGTTATCAAGGTCCATATTTGATTCTCGAGGAATCTCTGAACTGGTTGCTACGAATCAATATGAAGCAAAGGTGCAAAGAGATCTCAGGAATGATGCAAGTCAGATTGGTGTCATACCTCCTTTATTGGTAAATGCTAGGAGGGCAGGATTGAATTTGATGGTTGCTCCTGCATCACAGATTACCATATCTCGCCCAGATGATGTTGGCTGGCTCCAGCCGCCCCCTCTTTCGCAAAGCTCGATGGAGGCCGAGCAGGCTGCTATTATGGATGCTGAGAGGTATTTTGGTAACCCAGAGAAGCCAGAAG